TCACGTAACGACGCGAAGGCCGGTATAGCCGCGAATAGTCGCGGCCTGCTCCACGTTCGCCCCATGCGGGGACCGCATCGCGTGTTCGATGTCGCTCGCCTCGGGCTGGAGGAAGTGCGCGTAGATCTCGGTGGTGGTGATGCTTGCGTGCCCGAGCAGATCGGCGATCCGGCCGAGCGGCACACCGTCTTGTGCGAGCCAACTTGCGTAGGTGTGTCGGAGGTCGTGCAGGCTGATCCCGAGATCGCCGAGGCCGGCCGCTTTCAGTGCTGGGATGAGGATGCGTTGTGAGAAGTTCCGGTCGTCACGTGCGCCTCCCTGTACTGCCGGGAACAGCAGGCCTGAGGGGCACTTGCCGTGTCGGTGCGGGAGGCCGCACCCGGTGGGCTCGGGCACGTCAAGTTCATCCACGGCCCATTGCAGGACCGGCACGCGCCTGATCCGCCGACCTTTCGGGTAGGGCTTGATCTCGCGTCCATCCGTCACGTCGGCCACGGTCACGAACCCGCGTCGCAGATCGAGGTTGTGGATGTGCAGGCCGGCCAGTTCACCCCAACGGATGCCGGTGCCGACGAGGAAGTCGAGCACGGCGCGGTCCTGCCGGTCAGCGACCTTGGCGACGAGCGCGGCGTATTGCTCGCGCGAGAGGAATACGGGATCAGTTGGTGGGTTCGGTGGCAGCTTGATTCTGACGGCGGGGTTCTCGGAAATCAGCTCGGCGTCGAGCGCCGCCATGAGGGACGAGCCGAACAGGTTGAGGTAGCGTCGCGCGGTCGCGGGCTTCCGATGACGAGGAGCGTCCTCGGAGCCTATGTTCTCTGCGATCAGCGCAGTGGCCCACGCCTTGACGTCCTGCCGCGTAATGAGCGCGAGCGGCTTATCACCCCAACGGGGCATCAGGTGCATAGCGACCACACCGGCTTCGGTCCTGCGCGTTTCGGGCTCGATTGCGCGAGACGGCCACCAGATATCGTGCCACTCGCGCCAGGTGATGAGGCCCGCGCGCGGGTCACGCCAGTCTGGTCGCTTGACCTTCCCCTCAGCCTCGATCGCGGCGTCCCGCGCAGCCTTCTTGTGGGAGAACGTGCCGGGGAGGCTGATCGCGTCACCGTTGGGTAGACGGTAGCGGGCGCGATACCGGCCCGACGGGAGCTTTTCAGTCCATGCCACGAGTGTTCACCGAGCCGTGTTCGTCTGTGCGGGAGCGTCGATCGACGCTAGAGCGAAACAAGGTTGGGGCACCATGTTCAGGGCAATGGCCATCGGGGAAGAGTTCACGCTGCTCGACGCAATATGCGAGGCACGCGAGCGGGGACTTTCGCTGGAGGAGTTCATCGCTGAAGCCGTTCGCGAGCGCGACCGATCAGAGTCTCTGGGGTGACGCCGAGGGCGGTCGTGAACTCGATGAAGGCCCAGAGGGGCATCGGGCGCTCCTTGCGAAGGTAGTTACGGGTCGAGTCGTAGGGGCGGCCGACTCGAACGGAAAGCTCCCGCATCGTGATGCCGGTCGCGCCCAGTTCGCCGTTCAGCTCGTCGATGATCGCGGCTTGTAGCGCGTCGTCAGATTCGGTCATGCGGCCCATCATATTGGCAAATCGACCAGACGGAAGGGCCGTATTGCCCAATCGTGTGTGTTGAGTTTGGTCATACGACCCACTACGGTGGACGCATGACCAACCCCCACGCGATTGTCGAGCGGATCGAGCAGGCGCGGCTCGCAGCACACCGGAGCGTTGCATGGCTATCCGAGGCCACGGGCATCGCGGACAAGACTCTGCGGCGGCGCCTCAACGCGCCGGACCAGTTCACGCTTGCGGAGTTGAACGCCATCGCCACTGCCCTCGGCGTCACGCTTGAGTACCTCTTCGCCCCGGCGGCCGCAGCGAAGGTAGCGGCCTGATGGCTACCTACCTCACGACGGCGGAGGCCGCGAAGACAGCACGGAAGCACCCCGTCACGGTCCGCAAAGCGCTCGAGAGCGGTGAGCTGCACGGCTCGCAGCGAAGCGTGGGAGGTCGATGGACGATCCGCGAGGACTGTCTCGAGGCGTTCATTGAGGGGCGCCCCTGTGAGCACAAGGCGCGGGGCAAGCGATCGAACGTCACGCCCATTGCGGGCCGGGTGGCATCATGACCGATCGCGACGCGGGATGCTGTCAGGCGGCGTCAGTCCGTGACGCCTGGCGCGCTGAGCGCGATGCGTTCAACGGCGGCAGCGAGAGCCGCACCAGCTCGCTCGACGCGCGATTCCCAATCGTCTCGGGAGACATCCTCGTGGGCACTCACGAGGCCGACCCTACTGCCGTGCGGGAGTTCGAGCTTCGTCTAGCTGATGAATATCTTGAGCGTCTGTTGGCGTGGGTTCCCGATCTCGCTGAACCAGCGGATGTCGAAGGCTACCGAGATGCCGAACTGGGTGGGAGGGCGGAACATCCGGTCGGCTCGGGCTTGTCGGATCGCGAGGTCTTCAATGAGCGCGTGATCCTGCCGCTGTTGCGGCAGCTCCGGGAACACGATGACAAAGCTCTCCAGACGGGCTATGCGTCCGTTCGGGGTTACCACCTCCTCGACTTCGTCTCGTTTGACGAGGACGGTCGTGTTCACTGCGACATCGCGGCCGTGGTTGGTGACGGTGACGATGGACGTCTCCTGATCCCACTTCGCGCGCCATTCGACGTGCGATGGGTCGCGCTGCTTCGCGGCCTCGTGGACGGCGATCGAGTTCGCTTCCTCACTGAGTTTGTTCGCGTGCTCGGCAATGTCGTTTGCTTCGCGGGCCTTCCCGAGCGCCTCCGCGGCGAGGTCGTTCGCGGCCTTCGCGAACTTGTTGGCCTGCTTCGTGCGGCGATTCGCGACGCTCGCAACGACCAGACCGCCGATACCGGTGGCAGCGCCAACGGCAGCGGCGATCGCTTCGACCCCTGACCACTCATCCATAACCCCGGAGCGTACAGGCGGCTCCGAGGTCACTTCGATCGACACCCGACTGAAGGGCACATCATGACGGTTCAGCATTCCAACCCTGTTCGTTCCATCTTCGACGCCGACGCGGCAGTGACGGGCGCCGTCGATCGCGGCGCTGTCTTCCTCGACGAGGGCGGGAAGCCTCGCGCGGAGGCGATCGTGGTCCCCGCGCGGTTCGCGGGCGGCCCGTTCGTCGTCGATACGACGACGAACGGCGCGGCGGGCACGTCACACCGCGTCGTCAACCTCGAGGTGCCCGGCCTCGGCGACATCGATCTCTTCCCGCACGAGGCGGTCGACCTCGCCCGCGCCTTGCTCTCGCGTGTGCGGTTCGCGCAGGAGTTCAGTGGTTCGGGGGACGCGGCGTGACTGCCGAGGACCGGCGTCGGCCGTCGCCGCCGCCGTCCCCGCGGCAGGTGATCACTGACGCCCGCGAGCGGATCGAGCTGGCATCCCGCAACGGGGGCGAGGCGGAGCTGCGGGAGGTGCAGCAGACCATGGCGCGTCTGACGGTGCACTCGCTCGCTGGCCGTGATCCTGGCCCCGCGTACGACTATGCGCTGGTCTCCGCCGAGGCGGAGGACGCGCTACGTCTGGCGATCGCGAAGCGGGTCTACCCGCGCGCTGTCGGGCGAAAGTCCTGGCGTCAGCCCGAGCCCGCGAGGGCGGTGTCATGAGCGACACCATGCGCACGGTCGCCGTACCTGGCAAGCCCATCCACTACGCCCGGGAGAACGCGCGAGTCCGGGTCGAGCGGCTGGAGCGGGTCGCCCGCGCTGGCCGTGACGCGAAGCGACTCGAGCGCGCTGAGCGGTACACCGAGCGGCGTGAGCTTCGCCGCCCCGCCGACGTCGTCGACAGCTTCCTGGCCGTCGAGGTCGGCTGACCAAATCCCCGAGGCGCATCCTCCCGGCACATGGCCGGTGTCCTGCGCTGCCCACCTATCGACTTGAGGAGTCGACCGTGAACCCCGATCCGATCGTCATGGAGTACATCACCCGACGAATGGCGGAAGCGAGAGCCGCTCGCGCCGCCCGTCAGGAGCAATTGCATCGCGCGGCTGTGGCCCGCCGTCGCAGGTCGAAGCGGGGTGGGAAGCGATGAGCACGACGCTGGTTGCCGCGGAGTCGCTCAGCACCGCCGACGTCGCGCGAGCGTTCGGTGTGCTCGAGATCGCCGTCAGCCTGCCCGCCTCGCTGTTCGCGCTCTACGCGCAGCATGACCCGCTCCCGCTGCTGGTGAGCACCCCCTGCCCCGCGTGCGATACCGGGGTTCGGACGTTCGATCTCGAGTCGCGCCTGTTCGGATGCCTCGTCTGCGAGTACGCGAGCGATGAGAGGGACGCATGAGCACGCCGCCGACGGGCCGCACGTATGGCGACCGCGAGCAGACGCCTGTCCCGCACCCGGCGAACCGGTGCCCGACGACCGCGACGGAGGACCGTCCTCACGCGCCGCATTCCACGCTGACGCACGCGTGCAAGGTCGAGGTCGGCCACGAGGGCGATCACCGCTGCGTGTGCGGGAAGACGTGGCCGCCGCTCGTCGGCGCGAGGGGAGCGACGGCATGACCCCTGAGGACTACATCCCGTGGCAGGTGGGCCTCCCGCTGGCCGCCGTGCTGTGGGTTGTCGTGATCGGCATGTGGCGGGGCTGGTGGGGACGGTGACCGAGTATCAGGGTGCTGTCCTCGGGCTCGACGAGGAGACGTATCACGCACACCCGGCGCTGTCGTCGACCGGCGCCCGGCAGTTGCTCGAGGCACCCGCCCGGTTCGAGCACGCTCAGTCGCAGCCGCGCGCGCCGCGGAAGGCGTTCGACGTCGGCACGCTGGCGCATTCGAAGGTGCTCGGTGTCGGCGCGGGCGTGGCCGTCTACCCGGACGGTGCCGGCGACCACGTGTTCGCTGACCCGGAAACGGGGGAGGAGTTCGACAACGTGCTCGCGTCGAACGGGGCTGCATCGACGAAGCTCGCGAAGTCGTTCGAGGTGTGGGCACGCACGCAAGGGTTGGTGCCGCTCAAGCGCGCCGAGGCCGACGAGGTCAACGCTATGGCGGAGGCGGTGCTGTCGCACCCGACCGCGCGTGTCCTGCTCGAGCAGGCGGGGCATCCCGAGGTGTCCGTGTTCGGCACCGACCCGGCGACGGGCGTCGAGTGCCGCGCCCGGTTCGACTTCCTCGGCCGGGTCGGCGTCGACCTCAAGACGTTCTACGGGGCGGCGACGCCGGTCAAGTTCGCGAAGACCGTCGCCGACCACGGATACCACGTGCAGAGCGCGCACTACGAGGACACCCTGTCCTTCATCGGCGAGCAGATCGACGCGTTCGCGTTCATCGTCGTCGAGAAAGACCCCCCGTATCTCGTCGCCGTGTTCGTCCTCGACGACGACTACCGCGAGATCGGCGCCGCCCGCGCCAAGCGCGCCCGCGAGCTGTTCGCGGCATCCCGGGATTCGGGCGTGTGGCCCGGCTACCCGTCCCAGATCCAGATCGCGCGCCCGCCGCAGTGGGCCGTCCACGACCACATCGACGCCACGGAGGCCGAACGATGACCGACGTTCTGCTGCCTACCGACGAGAAGCCGTCGCGCATCCATAGGCCCGCCGCGGCCCCGGTGCCGCTCCCGGTCGACGACGTCGCGCAGACGCTCGCCGAGTACACGCGCTACGCCCTGTCGACCGGCGCTCGCCTCGAGATCGATCCGGTGGAGTTCACCGCCGACGGTGAGGTGTGGGTGCCGCTGTGGCTCCGCGCCGAGCACCCGGAGGCGGCGCGCGCCACGGTCCGACGCGACGGCATCCCGACGGTGGTCTACCGGCGATGGGCGGAGGCGCTACCCGGCCCGCTGGTTACGACGACCGACGGTCGTCTGTGGCGCGACATCTGGGAGGCGAACCCGACCGAGCGTCTCGAGTCCTACGTGCTCCGCGCAGCGCTCGCGCGCGCGTTCGCTGACGTCATCGGCGACCGGCCCGAACCGGGCAAGCCGGTTGCACGGCCCGTCGAGCGCAAGTCGGAAGAGTTCATGGCAGACCCGCCCATCCCCGAGTTCGAGCGGCTGGCGGACGAGATCCTCGCCCGATACGAGGCAGCAGAATCGCCTATCGCGTCGATCGCGGCGTACCCGCAGGAGGCGGCCGTGATGCCGACGACTCGCGTCGAGTCCCGTCCTGGCCCCACGTCGTCGGCGTCGCGTCCTGCCGTCGTGCCTCGACCTCCGGCGCCGAACGTTCCGCACCTGGAGAACGTCAAGCCGGTGTCGCGGAAGGCGAAGTCTCGCGGCGATCGGGACAGCGGTCGGCGCGGGGGTGGCCGGTGGTGACGGTGCGCGCCTCGGAGGAGGCAATGGCTCCGGTGCTCGCGCTCGGCGACATCCTGACGGTGTGCCGTCGCTGCGGCGTTCCTCGCCGTGAGCATCCGGTCTGGCAGGACGCGGGTCACGCCTACGTCGGTCTGACGCAGCGCGAAGCCGAGGCGCTCGTGCAGGAGTCCTCTGGGGGTGAGCTGTCGTGGCCCGCGCAGTGAAGCACCGTACGGGTGCGGGTGCGGCGATCAACCCCGACCACGTCGTGATGCACCGGGCGATCGTGGTCGGCGTCGCGGTCACCCTGCTCGCGGCGGTGATGACGTCGTGGCACGGTCTGTCGCTGATCGCGGAATGGCAGGGGCTCCCTGAGCCGATGCGGTGGCTGACGCCCGTGATGGTGGATGTCCCGCTCGTGGTGCTGACGGCGGCGCGTGGGGCGCTTGCGAAGCGTGGCATCCGTGCTCGCGGGATGCTCGCCGGGATCGTCGCGCTGACCGTGTTCTCGTCGGCCGCGAACGTCGCTCACACCATCGCCGGGGCAGACCTGGCATCCGTTCCCCTCTGGGGTGGTGCGGTGACGAACGGTCTGGCGCCGTGGCTCATCCTCGCGATGACGGAAGTCCTGTGGCTCGTGGTGACGCGTCACCCGGCCCCGCCCCGACCGCCCGCGAAACCGCGGCCGAAGCGACCGAAGGGGGCGGGCTCGTGATCGTCCTCCTCATCGCGGCGCTGCTGCTGACCGCGGCCGCGGCCTACGGGTTCGCTCACGCGCTCGCCCGCGGAGCATGGTCTGGCGTCGTCATCTTCCTCACAGCGTTCGCATTCGCGTCGCTGCTCGTCATCGCACTCACCCGAGAGGTCATTACGTCATGAGCGTGAAGGAGCAGATGGGGTACGCCCTCGCGTGTGACTTCCCGGGCTGCTCGGTCCAGACTCGCGACCTCGGCGACTACGGGTTCTGGGGCGACATCGGCTCGGCGGTCGACGAGTGGACCGACCACGACGGGTACTCGGGTGATCTCGGCGACTTCTGCTACGAACACACGGTCTGGTCCGACGAGGAGGACGAGGAGTCCGACGGCGAGCGGGTGCCGATGCAGCACACGCTCGAGAACCTGTTCGCCCTGGCCGAGCGGCGTGTGCGGGAACGGATTGACGTGTGCACGCGCAGCGCGCTGCTGAGGCACGAGCGCCGCTGCGCGGACATGGCGCAGCGGGACGCGAACCGCCGAAGCTACGCAGAGCGTTCGCTGCGCGACTTAGCTGAGCGTCTGGCGGCGCTCCCGTGACCGGCCCGGGGGAGTTCAAACCGGCGACGGTGGAGCTGATCTGGGAGCGCGACGAAGGGCGGTGCGCGCTCTGCGGCGTGGGGCTCCACTACCTGCTGCGGGGCGACCTGTGGTCGGCGCATCACCGTGAGGATCGGGGTATGGGCGGCGTGAAGCGCGCCCGGCACGGGCGGGTACAGCCTCGCGCCTACCTCGCTCTCGCGGCGAACGGTGTCGCGCTGTGCGGCTCGGGAACGACCGGATGCCACGGAGACGTGACCCGCGAGAAGGTGCCCGCTCATTACGGGTTCACCGTCTCGCGGATCGGTATCCGCCGCCCGGTGGACGTCCCTATCCGGCACTACCTGCACGGGTGGGTGCTCCTGGACAACGACGGCGGGTTCTCGCCTGTCGAGGAGCCTGACGCGAGGGAGCTTGCCGCGTGAACGGCTCAGGCGAGGTGGGGGTGTTCAACCCTCAGGCGGGCGATGCGCGACGCGAGGTCGGCGGCGGCCGTGGTGTCGCCGTAGCTGCTGGCGACGCTCAGGTGGTACTCGAGCCCGGCAAGATCTCGGGCGGGGTCGACGGGCTGGCTGCGGATGGTGTCCCCGTTGGGGGTGGCGGCTTCGATCACGGCGGTGAGCTTACGGCCGCGGTCAGCTCAAAAAGCGCTCGTGCTCGGCTGGTTGAGGTTGACGGAGTTGTCATCTATCTCTGCCTGGCGTCGGCGTCGACTCTGGCGGCGTTCGAGGGTAACAGGCTGGCGATGCTCGTCGCGGCTTCGTGGGCGTTCGACGTGCTGTTCGCGGTGGCTCGGCGCAACATTCGGCGGGTGAGGCGTGCGTGAGCCGGCTTATTGGGGAGGCGTTCGCCGAGTGGCGGGAGTGTCGAGCGGCGTTCGACGAGGTGCTCGAGGCGGCGTATTCGCGCGCGGAGGAGGCGACGAACGGCGCGCTGCTGAACGCGCGAGGGCGCGAAGCACGGGTGAAGCCTCGGTCGATCTTCTACGGGCCGCAGGTGCGGGCGCTCGCGTACGCGTCGCCGGAGCTGCTCGAGCATTGGGAGGAGCACCCTCGGGTGACGTACGCCGAGTTCGAGCGGCAGTGGGTTGCGGCGCGGGAGGCGGAGCGGTGGGCATCGTGAGCGGATGCCAGTACGGGTGCTGCACGGCGGAGGTCGCGGCGCTCCCCGACGGCGGGTGGAAGAACACCGACAAGGGGTGGGTGATCGACGATCGCCGGGCGGAGCACCTGCGGCGGGAGTGGGCGGCGACGTCCGCGCGCATCGACCGGATGCAGGCCGACTACCCGAAGTGCAAGGGATGCGGTCAGTCGGCGCTCGCGCTCGACGCGGCCGGGCTGTGCTCGAAGGTGACCGAATCGCACCGCACGTACCGGGCGCGGCTGGGGTTGTCTCCGGTCCCCGCGGGTCGAGGGGGTCGGCGATGAGCGATCGCACGTGCGCCTGGTGCCGTGGGCTGATCCCCGCCGCCGCGCGCCGAGACGCCGTGTGCTGCTCCGTGCGGTGCCGGCAGGCTCGGCACCGGTTCAATTCCGGGGTAGGCGTCGCGACCGACGTCGGCGACGACGTCTTGCGCCTGGCATACGCCGACCCGCCCTACCCGGGGAAGTCACGCCGCTACTACGGCAGCCACCCCGACTACGCGGGCGAGGTGGATCACACGCGTCTCATCGAGCAGCTCAGCGACGGATACGACGGGTGGGCGTTGTCGACGTCAGCGGAGGCGTTGCAGTCGGTGCTCGCGATGTGCCCGGCTGGGTCGCGTGTCGCCGTGTGGGTCCGGGGCGAGCGGCCGACCCGTAGCGCGGGCCCGCTGAACGCATGGGAACCGGTCATCTATTGGGGTGGCAGGCGGGACGCGTCGCGTTCCACCATGGCGGGCGAGAAGGCGTCGCGCCCACCAGGTGGACGCGTCGCGGAGGACCTGCCCGACGCGTCGCGTGACACCGGCGCGCCGCGACCCGTCGCGCCGGCCGGCGGTCACGACGCGTCGCGCCGCGCGGCCGCGAGCGGTTCGCTGGTGGCCGCGGTCGACGCGTCGCTCGGATCCGCGCGACGTGTCGACGTGCTCGCCTATCGTCCGGGTGCCCGCACCACCGAGCCCGCCCGCGTGGTCGGCGCCAAGCCGGCCGCGTTCTGCCGGTGGGTATTCGATCTCCTCGGCGCGGAACCGCAGGACGACTTCACCGACCTGTTCGCCGGCTCGGGCGGCGTCGCCCGAGCATGGGCCGTGTTCTCGGGACGTGCCGCATGACTGCTGAGACTGAGCGGACAATGCTCGATCGCCTGTGCGTCCGGTACGGCCGCACGTACAAGAACGGCGAGTACGTCGGCCGCGAGTTCGCGCGCGCCGAGCACGTGCCGGTCGGACTCGGGTTCGAGCGCTCGCGCATCGCGGACTTCCTCGCCGTGCGCATGTTCCTGAGCCACGGATACGAGCACCTATCGACGGCCGAGCGCTCGAGGCTGGCACGCGAGGGGGTCCAGTACTGGCGAGACAAGACGCCGACCCTGATCGGGCACGAGGTCAAGGTGTCACGGTCGGACTGGCTGGCTGAGCTACGCGATCCGGAGAAGGCAGAAGCGTGGAAGCGCTACTGCCACGGCTGGTATCTGGTCGTGTCGGATGCGGCGATCGTGCGCGACGGCGAACTACCCGACGGGTGGGGGCTGATGGTGAAGCACGGCAAGTCGTTGCGCACTGTGGTGCGCGCGCCGCGGCTGAAGCCCGAGCCGCTCGACATGATGCACACCGCCGCGCTCGTGCGCGCCGTGATGCACACCCAAGCTCGGGATGCCGCAGCGCTGGCGCGCGCCGCGTTCTCGGGACGTGCCGAATGATGCCGCGGTTCGCGATGACCTATGTCATCTACTGGCCCGAGCGGGCAGTGCTGAAGGTGGGGCGCACGTCGCAGTGGTCCCGTATCGAGGCGATGACGTCGACCGGGGGGCACGTGCTGGTGCTGGCTCGGGGGACGGATGCCACGTGGGAGCGGGAGGCGCTGCGGGTGCTGGCCCGGTGGTTCCCAGGCGCGTTCCGATCCGAGCTGGACGCGTGGTCGCTCATGCCGTACGGCCGCGGCTGGACCGAGTGTTTCACCGTCCCCGAGGACTACCTGCCGTTGGCGGTGGATCTGTGTTTCGAGGGCTTTGCGAGAGGGAACGAGACGGGTGTCAACGAGGAGCGTTCAGCGGAGGATCAGCGCGGCCGATCTCGACTTCGTCGGGTATCTACGGGCGCCGCACGAGGCGAAGCCGACGGCGATCGGGCTGTGGACGAAAGCGACGGACGTAGCGGGCCGGTGCCTGCTGGTGCCGGAGCTGATCGCCGCGGCGATCTACCCGGGCGAGGCCGCCGCGGCGTTGGTGGTACGGCACGTGTTGATGCTCGAGGAGTCGGGGTTTCTCCTGCGGTACGAGCACGAGGGCGACGAGCTGCTAGCGCTGCTGCATCCGCTGCGGGCCGACAAGCGCGGGGCGGTGTCGGACTACCCGCCGCCGCCTCCGCGGGGGGTTCCTCGGAATCCCGTGGCTATGGAGGGGGAGCGGGTGAGCGCGCGGGAGCGGGCGGAGGCGCGGGTGCGTGCCGAGCAGGCCGAGCGGGAGGGCGAGTGGGCAGCGTGGCGGGAGCGGGGCGAGCGCTCCGCGCCGCCGCGTCGGCCGCTGCTGCTGGACGCCCCGCCGATCGGCTGCGTGGATCACCCGAACGGTCGGCGGGCGGACTGCGGACCCTGCGGCACGGCTCGCCGTCAGCACGACCGGTGGGTGGCGCAGCAGCGGTACACGGAGCAGCTCACGCGGTGGGAGGAGGAGAGCGATGCAGACGATGCGAAGCCGTGGTGACGCGTGCGTTCCGCTCGCGGAGCGCCGCACGGCCGCCGACGACGCGTTCGACGAGTTCCTGAGGTCGGTGTCCCGTGCTGGTCGACGTCGGGTCGCGGTGCTCGCTGAGGCGCGGCCGACACCGTGGGACGCGGCGCTACAGCGTGAGCGTCGGTACGACGAGGAGACGGACATGCGACGTCGGTTCATTCGAGGGTTGGGGGTAGGTCGATGACGCCGTGTGCTCTGGGTTGTACGGAGACGGGTCGTCACTTCGCCGACTGTTCCGTTTACGACGGGGTCGATCACGTCAACCCGTGCAGGGGGTGCATGCCGACGGAGGCGCTCGCCGGCATGGTGGTGTGCGACCGGTGTCGCCGTCGGTTCCGGTGGATGCTGCACGAGGTGTCGGATCTGGTGGGCCGGTTGCGGTCGGTCGCGGACCCGACGTCGGCGACGTGCTACGAGGATCTCGTGCAGCGGGGCGGCGGGTCGGGCCGCGGCGCGACACGGGCTCCGCTGCCCTCGGACCTGGCGGATGCGTGCACGGCCGTTCAGATGGGCCTCTGGCGTCTCGCGGGCGCACAGGGGCACCGACCCCGGTCGGACTCCGAGGGCGCAGCTGAGGACGCGAAGGTGCACGCGAAGGTGATCCTCCGCGCTCTCGAGTCCTGGCACCTCGCGGACGAGTTCCGCATGTCGACGCTGCACGACGTGCTGTGGACTCGCCACGTCGCGGACGAGGACGGGCTGAGGTCGGGGTGGTCGGCCGCGGATGCCCTGTCGCGGTGGGGGGCAGAACGTCGAGAGTTCCTCGAGCTGGCGCTTGAGCCGTCGCGCGCGCTCAGGCCGGAGCCGCTGCTGCTGCTCGCGGCAAACGGCCGGGAGCTGTCGGCGCCGATCGCGGAATGGGGAAACGGTGGGGACGGGCTCCTGACGCGGCAGCAGGCCGCGCAAGAGGCGGGCTCGGATCGCACGCTGCGGCGATGGGTCGCGAAGGGCGAGCTGCGACCGGAGACGTACGCCGTGATCGACGGTGCGCGGCGACCGATGTTCCGTCGATCGACAGTGCTCGCGGTGCGGGATCGGATCGGCGCCAACAGGGGCGCCGGGCAGAGGGACGAGAGTGGGCGGTTTGCGTCCCAGGGAGATGGGGCCGCGGCATATGGTACTAGGACACACTCACCGAGGGGGCGACGCAGTGAATCTTGTGACCGTGAATGGCGTGCAGATCGAGATCGAAGATGATCGGACCGCTCTCCATGTGCGAGAGGCGCTCATCGACCTGCTGATTGATGGGAGGCGGTTTGCTGTGACGGGGAAGGGCTCGCTGCCCGATGGGTCGATGCGTCTCACGACCACTGTCGCGGGGCCGGGCTGCGATCTCGTCTTCTACCTGAATGAGGAAGCCGCGGAAATCGAGCTGAACAGCGATTGGTCGTACGCGATGATCGCGTGGGCCGAGCAGTCGGGCCGATTCGAGGTGTGGAGCGAGGACGACACTGAACGCGTTATGGACGGGGTCGTGCGGTTGCAGGCGATCGAGGAAGACCTGAAGGCATCCGACACGACCGGCTCGACCGCGTAGCAGCCGACGGCCTCGTGGGCGAGCCGGTCCAAGCGGTGCGCCCGGTCGTGTGGCTTAGTCCGCTAGGGCATCTCGGAGTTCGTCGAGCGTGAGGTAGTCGAGTAGCTGGCGGAGCGAATCGGGCATCGTGAGGCCGGCGGCTTGAAGGGCGATCGCCATGCCGTCGATTGCGATCTGTCGCTCGAAGGCGGTGTCGGGATCGGGGATGTAGCCGGTCTTCATGCGATGGAGCGCGACCTCGCGGAGCGCAGATCCCCGGTCCTGCGTGGCGGCGGCTTGTGATTCGGCCTGCTCGTGCTGCGCTTGAGCGTGTTCGATGATCTGCTCCGGAATGCGCGTGATGCGGTAAATGAAAATCGCCACGCCCGCGAAGATGACTCCGATGCCGAGGAGCATGAGCAAGTGGCCCGCGTTCATGCCGGCAGGCTAGGGCCGCTCGGCGGCTGTGGGGTTTCGGGTCGGTGAACGAGGGGAGGCCTGCGTCCGAGGGTTGGAACGCTCGGGTTCCGACCGATCGGTAGCTCGGTCGGTCACGGTGCGAGGTTTGCGGCCCGCTCCGGCTCCCTTTCCGGGGCGGGCCGCGTTCCATTCGTCGATCGTGTCGGGCGTCCAGCCGCGCACGTCGCCGATCTGCGCGTCGGGCTCGGGCATCTTGTACCGGCTGAGAGTGCTCGCTGCGACGCCGATTCGGTTGGCGACCTCGCTACGCGATAGATACCGGATCATTTGCGGGTGCTCTCTCGGCTGATCGTCGCGTACCCGGTAAGGGCGGCGGCGAGCACGGCGAGAGAGCCGGCCCACACGGCTTCGGCGATGAACGCGAGCGTCGCGGCGATGAGCGCGACGACGATCGCGGCGTATTCGATTGCTTTCGTCATGGTGGGGGTCCGATGATGGACGGCGGGGCCGGAGGTACTTTCTCTACCTCCGGCCCCTCGTGGTCTAGTCCTTCTTCCGTTCTCCGGCCTTCCTCCACAGTGCTAGGGCTGTGATGAGGGCTGCGGTGGCGGTGATGAGCTTGACCACGTTGTCCACTATCTCGGACATCTCACCTCCTCTCTGTTGTTGTAGCTTAATCATACATCGTCAAGATGCATGAATGCAGGTGTCGAGTGAGGAGAATGCGTGCGGAACCCTGTTCAGGAGCCGACGAACAGTTGCCCGATGAGCCCCGAGGCTGCCGCTCCCGCTCCTGCGTTCGCGGCTGACGCGAGCACGCCCTTTAGTGCCGGGATCAGCCGCTTGAGCACCTTCTGATCCGGGTTCGGCTTGGCAGTCTCGGCGACGATCAACGTCGCGTACTCCCTGGCGACATCGACCTCCTCAGGGTCGATCCCCATTGTTTTTTCGATCAGCGCTAGCGCACGTCCGACAGCATCCGCCAGGTGCTCGTAGCCTGCTGCCACTGGGAGCTGCTGGGTCACGGTGCTTCCATCCACGGCGATATTGACGTGGCTCCCGTTCACGACGATGACGTGCCCTCCCTGGGGCGCGGGTGGCTCAGGCGCGGGCGGGGCCGCCGAATACTTGACCTCGATATGGCGTATGCGGCTTGATCCCTGATCGCGCACGTCGACCTGACTCGCGTATGCCGATTCGCGACCGCCTCGGGGGTCGTCCCATTCCATGCGGTCGCCGTTGTAGATAGGTACGTCGACCTCGAAGAATATCGATTCGGGTTGCACCAATGCTTCCGCCTCGAACGGTGCCCGGCCCGGCTTCTCCGGGCCGGGGGTAATCGCGACCTTCTTGGTGCCGCCGAGTCGGCGCATGGATGTCAAGAAACTCATTCGTACCTCGGGTGTCTCGTCGGCTGATTAGCTGGGTCCAGTTTGGCGGCCCACCGTAATGGCCGCACCCCCTCGTAAGCTGAGCTTGCGCAAGTCTTGTAACCGAGAGCCCTCGCCCCGCGGCGGGGGCTCTCGTCGTTAAACGCGCATCGTCTCTCGGCTGGTGCCCCGGCTCGAGATCGGCGCACCGCACCGTTTCGCCTCCCCCCTTTGTCGTCGAGCCGCCGCGCATTCATGCGGGCGCCGCATGGGGGCGCGGACGGTTCGGTGTGCCATGTCCCGCATGGTGCGGGGGAGCAACCGCGGATGCTCTGACAATGCGCGGCGCGGACCCGGCGTGATGACCGGAGGAGCGGGGCGGTGGGCGTATGCCTCCGCCCCGCTCCGCTCGAACGCGAGAGGAGAGCATGATGCTTTACCCGAACGGTTCTACGGAGCGCCCCACCGTCACGAGCGGGTTCGGTCCGCGCCAGGCGTCGGGCGGTGCGTCCAGTTACCACCGCGGCGCTGACCTCATCGGTTTCTCAATCATCCGGGCGGTCGCCGCGGGTGTCGTCAAGTGCTCGGGCAGCGCACCGCGCGGCTGGGAGAACGGCGGCGATCAGGTCTGGATTCAGCACGACGGATTCTTCTCGAAGAGTCTCCACCAGGCACGTTCGCTCGTCTCGGACGGTCAGTGGGTCAACGAAGGCGACCCGGTCGGCATCGGGATCATGGGGCAGTCCGGTAGCGCGCAGGGCGTGCACCAGCACCTCGAGATCACGCCCGGCGAGCTGCACTTCGGCAACTACGGTCAGGTCGACCCTCTCGCGTTCATCGCGGCGCGTCTCAGCCGCGGCGGGTCGACGGCATCCGTCGGCGGTCAGCAGCGTCGCACGCGTGCCGTCGCGAACGGCCGCGCCGAGGCGTCGTCGCAGTCCGCGCTCGTCGGCGACCCGCTCCAGGACGCGACGGTGGGCGACTTCGTCGGCTTCGCCCGCGGTGAAAGCGTCGAGGGCAACGATGTCTGGTTCAAGGGCACGTCGGGCCGCTGGTTCTGGTCTGGTGCGTTCGAGGGTGGCGCGAACACCGCGAACCTTCCGGACCTGACCCCCGCGGCGTCGCTCGGTGGGCAGCAGCGTCGCACGACGACCGAGCTGAACGGCCGCGCGGACGCCCGCGTGAACGCGACGCTGAAGCAGACGCTCCCGGCCGGCGCCGTCGGCGACTTCGACGGCTGGAAGTACGGCGACGCCGTCGGTACGGAGAACCGGTGGGTTCGCGGCGCACACTCGGGGGACTGGTTCTCGCTCGCCTACCTCGAGCCGAGCAACGTCGACAACCTCGCTGACCTGAACCCGGCCGCTCCGACGCCTTCGGCGAGCAACGAGCGTGTCGTCGGCGCGGGAGGCGCGAACGGCCGCACCGGCCCCGGTCGCAACTACACCGTGGCGCAGAGCCTTCCGGCAGGCACGGTCGGCACGTTCAACGGCTGGACGCGCGGTGAGACGGTCGAGGGCATCGATGTCTGGTTCCGGGGCGCGCTCGCGGGCAACTGGTTCTGGTCGGGCGGCTTTACGTCGCAGAGCACCGACGGGCTCGAGCAGATCGCTACGCCCACCGCCCCGCCGCCCACGGCCACGCCGACCGGGGACAACCCGCTCGGCCTGCCGACGCATACGCCGTTCTACCCGGATGCCGTGATCGGCCTAGACGCCCCGCTCGGCAACTCGCCCCGCGGCACGAAGGGAAAGCCGGCCGTCCCGGCGCCGGTCATCATCGACCAGTTCCACATTCACCGCACCGGCTCGTCGGGGGATGACGGCGCGTGGTTCAGCAAGGACAACGACCGCAGCTCCTGCCCGCACCTTCACGTTCTCGGGAACGGGCGAACCCGGGAGTTTATCCGTCCGAGCATGAAGCCGGCGCTCACCGGTCCCGACTGGAATTGGCGCGGCTACGGTGTCGAGATCCAGGGCGACGGCGACGGCACCGCCGAGCAGTTCGAGCGTGTCGCCGACGTCATGGCCTGGCTCGCGTCCTACGAGGGCAAGACGCTCGACGGGGTGCTGGTGATGTACAACCTGCGGCAGCGGGAAAACACCACGATCACGCACCGCGAGATGCTCCCGGGCACCGAATGCCCGGGCGAGTGGTGGCAGTCCCGGGTTGACGCGCTGCTCGTGCGAGCGCGTCAGATTCTCCTCGGGCGCTACACCCCGGCCGCTCCTGAGCCGGGCAAGGGTGACGTCGTCGAGGTGCCCCGCTCGAAGCTCCAGGAGATATTCGAGTGGCTCAAGGGTGTCCTGGGCCGGCGATCGTGAAGACGCCGACGTTCGAGCAACTGGTGGCACGGGGTTCAACCCGGCACGCGGCGCGCCGCGAGGTTCATCGTGTCGCGTGCCTTCTCGGCGTGGCCTGCGGGCTCGTGCTGGGCGGCGTCGCGGCGCTGTGCATCATCGGCGCGCCTTCCTGACTGATCAACGTAGAAACGAGGGGGGTGTCTCATGGCTGATCCGGTGATGCTCGCCTGGATCGCGTTCGCTGGTGTGTTCGCGACGGCGCTCGCCGCGATCCTGGGCCACCTCCTCGGTGCGTCCACGGCGCGTCGCACGGCGCGCCTCCAGGCCGACACGGCGGCGCAGACGGCCGCGGCGCAGCAGGAGGCGACCCGCGTCGCCCATGACGCGGCGCAGTCGACTGCGGCTGACCGAATGATCGACCAGCTTCAAGAGGAGCTGGCTCGTTACCGAAAGGCGACAGACGCGCGTCTGGATCGTCTCGAGGCGGAGAACCGCGGTTACCGCGCGTTCATCGGCGTGCAGCGCGACCACATGGCGCAGCACGGTATCCCACTGCCGGATTGGCCCGAGGGGCTCCCGCGGTGATTCACGACTACGACCCGAAGGGGGTTCGGATGAAAGAGTTCTGGGCGCGCGTTGCGCGCTGGTTCACGGATTCGCGTCGTCAGGCGGTGCAGGCGTCGATTGCGTCGCTCGTGGCGCTGTTCACGATGCTGGGTGTCACGACACAGGCGCAGTCGTCGGCGCTGCTCGACCTGTCCGCGTCGGCTCTGCTGCTCGTGCAGGGCGTCATCGGCCTGTCGCTGCTGCGCCGGTCGGACGCGTACACGTGGCTGAACGAGCACGGCCGGGGCGCGGTGTACGCGCTCGCGCTCGCCGTCGGCGCGGTCGGGGTGGCCTTCACGGCGTGGGGCGACGACACGGCCGCGCAGATCGCAACGGTGACGACCGCTGTCCTGTCGATCTTCACCGCGTTCGTGCAGGTGGTGAACGTGGGCACCCTGTCGAGCCCCTGGCCGCTGGCTGACCCGCCCGAGTGGCAGAGCAAGCTCGCCGCGTTCGCGACGACTCGCGCCGCGGTCGTCGAGCACGCGAAGCCGGAGGAGAACCCGGCCACGTTCAAGACCGAGCGAGATCCCGCAGAGGCCGCGCCGGCATCGGGTCTGACGGTCGGGGTGTACGCGCCGGGCAGAGCGGCGCCCGAGCCGCTCCGCGCGCGGGCGGTCCGTCAGCTCGCGCCGTTGCCCGTGGGTGCGGTGACGATCCTGACCTCTCTCGATGAGGCGCGTGGCCTGCGGTTCGACGCGGTCCTGTTGGTGGGTGAGCCCACCCCGGCCGTGCTCGAGGCGCTAGCTCCCACCTACGCGACGTCGACCCTGCGCGTGCCCGTGCAGGTGCTCGCGTGATCCCCATGACCCTCTCGAGGCGAGAGAAGGCGCTGGCTCTGGCGATCCAGGCCGGCGTGAACCATCCGACGCTGGATGTTCTGGAGGTAGCGCGCAAGTTCGATGAGTTCCTGAGCGCGAACCCGGGGATTCCGGAGCCGCAGCGCCCGCCGACGCGCGGCCGGATCGTGCTCTACACGCTGTCGGAAGCCGACGTGCACGCGATCAACCGGCGCCGCAGCGACGCGACTGCGAGCGGCGTCGGCGGAACGCATTCGGGTGCTCAGGTGCACGTCGGCAACGAGGCGCGTGTCGGCGACGTCGTACCCGTGGTGGTGGTGCGGGTGTGGCCCGACGGCATCAACGGGCAGGCGTTGCTCGACGGCAACGACACGCTGTGGCTGACGTCGCGGCGTGAGGGTACCGAGCCCGGGACGTGGGCGTGGCCGCCCCGCGGGTGATCGCGCCCGTCTCGGGTGTGATCGGGTTCGCGGTGGTGCCGGATCGGCCGCGAATGTTTCCGCCTGTCGAAGCGATCGTCTCGCAGCAGGCGGACCCCCCGGAGCGGGCGGTGTCCCGGGTGGAACGGGAACGGGCGCGCCGAGCCTGAGCCCGGACGACCGGGAGGTGAGCGGTGCCACACGATGCCGAGAAGCTCAGCGCTACCGAGTACGCGCGGCTCCTCGGCATCGTGTGCCCGCGAGGGTCCGTGTGCTGGCTGTGCCGTGGTCGGCGCGGACCGATCAGGTTCGACCTTCGCGCTCGGCATCCGCTCGGCCCTTCCCTTGACCACGTCATCCCAGCGTCGAAGGGCGGCACATGGGATCTGTGGAACCTGCGACCCGCGCACTTCGGGTGCAACGCTCGTCGCCGCGATCGTGCCCCGTCCGTGCCGCGCGGCACGCGCTCGCGACGGTGGGCCTGACACGCCCGACGTCGTGAGAGCGGACGCGCAGTGCCGGGGCGAGGCGCCACCCCCAGGATCATGTGCAGTTTTTTCCCGACCCCCCACCAGCGCTCACCCTCGCTCCGCCCAAAAATCTCTCTCCCCGGTTCGTTCTACGCACTTGTAGGGCGCTGTAGGGCTGAGCGCGGTGCTGAGCGGCTGCGGGCGGGTGCCGATGGGCAACGGGTCGCGGGCTGATTCGGCGGCGTCAGATGGTCACTGAGCGGAGGTGGTGCCGTGGGTGGGAAACCGTTGCCGCCGCACGGCACTCGCGGTAGATACCGGCTGAAATGCGGGTGCGACAAGTGCCGAAAGTGGAAGTCGGATGACATGGCCGCGTACCGCGAGCGCAAGCGCGCAGCGGAGGCCGGCGAGTCCCCGTCTGAGGGCGCGACGAGGGCTCGCCCTACACGTGCCAAGAGCCCTACAGCTCCTCGTGCTGGGGCTGAGGGTGGCGCGACCGAACGGCCCATGTCGGTGCGCCGCCCGGGGCTGGATGATCCGCTCGCTCAGATGATCGACGACGCGCTGTTCGACGCGCGCGGTGACGCGACTACGGCCGCGATCGTCGCGGCTGAGCGCATCCGTGAGGCCGGGTGGTTGCATCGTGACGAGGTCGAGCCGCTGGATCTGCTCGAGCCGTCATCCGCGATCGAGCGAGCGGCGAGAGAAGCGCTCGTCGACCCGAAGGACGCGGCGACGCGGCTGCGGCACGAGCTGGTTTTCCGCGGCGCGCGGTCGCTGGATGACCCGAAGAACGCGAGGTACTTCGCGAGCACCGTCGAGGCGGTGCGACGTGTGCTCGCGGACCTGATCGCGGGAGGTGGTGCGGATGACGCCGCCGCGATCATGGACGCGATCAGGGGCGCCGCAGGGGATTGAGACGGTCCCGCGGTGGGTGACGCCGCGGAACCCGGCGCGGGAGTCGCGCGGCCGTGAGGTTGTCGGCGTCATGCGTGTTCTCGGTCAGGAGCCGATGCCGTACCAGCGGGAGATCTTCGACACGGCGTTCGAGGTCGATGCGTTCGGTCAGCTCTGGTATCGCGAGATCGTCATCATCCTTCCGCGGCAGTCGGGCAAGACGACGATCGTCATCCCGTGGGGCACGCACCGTGCGCTCATGTGGCCCGAGCGGCAACACATTCTTTACATCGCACAGACGTACGCGAAGGCGCTCGAGAAGCTGACCGACGAGCAGCACTACCGGATCAAGCGGTCGCCGATCGGTCGGCTGCTCCAGCCGAGTCGCACCGGGACGACGCTGCGCGCGACGAACGGCATGCATCACATGCTGTTCAAGAACGGGTCGAAGTGGTCGATCGACGCGGCTACGGAGACGGCCGGGCACGGATCGACCCTCGGGCTCGGCATCGGCGACGAGCTGTTCGCGCAGAAAGACGACCGTCTCGAGCAGGCGATCTCGCCGGCCATGATCGCGGTCGCGGACGCGCAGCGTCTCTGGATCTCGACGGCGGGATACTCGCAACGCAAGTCGCCGTTCCTGTGGGAGAAGAAAGAGCAGGGCCGCGCGCGCGTCGAGCTGCTCCGCGCCGACCTGGCGCTGCTGAACGATCCCCGCTACCGGTCGCTGTACATCGAGTACTCGGCGCCGATGGATGCCGACCCGGACGACCCGCTCACCTATTGGGGCTGCATGCCGGCCCTCGGGTTCACGCAGTCGCTCGCGAACGTGATCAGCGAGCGGGAGAACCTCAAAGACGGGTTCTTCCGCCCGTACCTGAATTGGTGGGCGGACGAACTCACCGTCGAATGGAAGATCCCGAAGGCGAAGTGGGAGGCCGTCGCCGACCCGGATTCGGAGCCCGCCGAAGGTCAGCCGGTGGTGTACGTCATCGATGTGTCGCCGGATTCCACGTGGGCGTCGATCGGTGTCGCCGGTCCTCGGGAGGACGGCGCGATCCACGGCGAGGTGCTCGCCGACGCGCCCCGCATCCTCGACTACGACGACGCCGACCCGACCGGCTGGCTCATCCACGGCGACCGAGATCGGGATATCCCCGGCATCCTCGACGTGCTCAAGAGGGACGACGGGCCGGTGTACGTCGAGCTGAAGACGGCCGGGTTCCTCGTGCCGAAGCTGCAAGAACTCGGCGTCGATGTGCGAGTGATGGCTGATACGGACATCGCCGTGGCCGGGCCGGGCCTGCTCGACGCGGTGCTCACCCGTCAGTTTCGTCACACCGGGCAGGAAGAGATCACCGACGCGCTCCAGGAGGCGGCGGTGCAGGCGTTCGGCGACGGGTGGAAGTTCACCCGCAGCAAGAGCATGCGCCCGATCACCGCGCTCGTCTCGGTCGCGTACGCCCGGCAGATGCTCTCGAAGCTGCTGCCCGAACTGTCGTACGACCCGCTCGCGGCGTTCCGTGAGGCGAACCGCTCCGACTGAAAGGAGGCCGATCGTGCCTGAACATGACCGCACGGAGCTTCTCACCACCGTGCTCGAGGTGGTCGGTATCGCGCTGATCGTCGTCGGGATCAGCCTGTGGTCGATCCCCGTCGCGCTGATCGTCGCTGGCATCGGCGCGCTGGCTGCGTCGTACGCGATCAAGCCGTGGCGAGGTGGTCAGCGGTGAGCTTCCTTCCTCGTGCGGAGAAGCGCGACCTCGACTCGTCGAGCCTGTGGGGCTCGTTCTCCCCGTCGCTCGTCGGGCCGCGGAAGGTCACGCAACTCGCGCCCGTCTACGGTGCGGTCGGGCTGATCGCCGACCTGATCGCGAGCACGCCGATCTCCGTCGCCCGTGAGGTCGGCAACGGCGAGGAGGAGCCCGCCGAAGCGCCGCCGTGGCTGACCGACCCGGACCCGTTCCTGTCGGTCTACGACTGGAGCAAGCTCATGGTCACGCTCTTGCAGCTCCGCGGGAACGCGTTCGGGCTGGTCGACCAGTATCGCCGGTACGTGCGGTGGCTACCCCCGGAGTGGGTGACGGTCAACGATTCGAATCCGCTGAACCCGGTCTACCACGTGCTGGGGCGAGAAATACAGCTCGTCAAGCGGGGCGGCAACCTGATCCACCTCCGCAACTTCGTGGAGCCCGGACGGGCGATGGGGCTCTCTCCCATCGAGCACTTCGCGGCAACGTTCGACATGGCGACGCTCGCGAGCGAGTACGGCCGGCGTTGGTTCCGCAACGCGTCGGTGCCGCCCGGTGTTCTGTCGGCGAAGACGTCGAAGCTGTCGCCCACGCTGCTGCGCGAGGCGCGCGACGACTTCGTGAACGCCGCGAAAGACGGCAAGCCGGTGGCACTGCCCGGAGAGTGGGACTACACCAAGATCTCCCTCACCGCGGAAGAGGCGCAGTTCCTCGCAACGATCGAGGCGAGCGCGACCATTATCGCGACGATCTACCGGCTGCCGCCCGAGGACATCGGCGGGAAGGCGGGCAACTCCCGCACGTACAGCAACCGCGAGATGGATCAAGAGCTGCTGAACGTGCGAACGCTCCAGCCGATCACACTCAACGTCGCTGCCGCATTCGGCGACATTCTGCCGCCTGGTCACAAGCTGCGTTTCCACCTCGAGGCGCTCGCCGAGCCGAGCCTGCTCGATCGTGCGCGGGTGGATTCGGAGGAGCTGAAGAACCTGACGCTCACGCCGGAGGAGGCGCGACGGCGTCGTGGTCGCAGTCCCCTCACCGACGCGCAGCTCGACCGTGGGTACGAGCTGTTCCGGAAGAACCGGTCCGAGTCGGAATCGACGTCGAACGCGACATCGCTCGCGCTCACAGAGGAGGCATCATGACGATCACCATCGAACGCCGCGGCACGCATCAGGCGGTCGAGTTCCGCGCCACCGACGGAGGTAGCGGGCTCGGCGTCATCGGCGGGTACGCGCTCGTCTTCGACACGCTCAGCCGCGACCTCGGCGGTTTTTGCGAGGAGTTCGCCCCGGAAGCGTTCGGGGCGCCTGGGAAGGGCGGCGCGCTCGACCTGTCACTGCACACGCGGGTGATCTGCCGGTCCGAGCACGACAGCCGTCTGCTGCTCGGCGCGACCGACTCGGGGACGCTTCGCGTCTTCGTCGATGACACCGGCATCCGGTACGAGGATGATCTGCCGAACACGTCGGCGGGTCGAGACGCCGCGGTGCTCGCCGAGCGCGGCGACTACCGGTTCTCGTCGTTCTCGTTCACCGCGCTCGACGAGCAGTGGCGCCAGGACGCGGACGGGCGCCTGGTCCGCCGCGTCACCCGCGCGACCCTGCACGACGTGAGCCCCGTCGCTGACCCGGCCTACTGGTCGTCGTCCACGGCGATGCTCCGCGCGATCGACCTCGACGCCGTGCGCGCGTCCCTCATCCCCCCGCCCGCCGAGCCCGGCGAGCGAGAGGCAGCGGTGCGCCGCGCCGCTGCCGCCATGACACGCGAGACGCATCCCGCGCTCGTGACCCGAGCCCGCAAGCGCGGGATCTGAGAAAGGAGAACCCGGATGACCAGCATCCAGGAACGCATCAAGTCCCTCGCCGACGAGCAGAAGCGGGCGTGGGAGACGGAGGGCAAGCCGCTTGCGGACATCGCCGCCGAGCGAGCCCTGACGGCCGAGGAGCACGCGAAGTTCGAGAAGCTCACCCGAGCATTCGACGACTTCGACGACCGGATCACGCTGCTGCGCCAGCAGCGTGACATCGAGCAGCGCGCGATCGACTTCGCCGCGGACGTGCTCGGCAACCCGTCGGCGTTCGGCCCCGCGGCCGACGTCGCCGCGTTCGCGAACGAGATCCGCAACGCGCTGCGCTCGGCGTCCTCGCCTCTCGAGTACGCGGCGTCGATCGAAGAGGCACGGGCGATCAGCCGACTGCTGCCCGCGGGTACGCCCGCTGTGGTGGCGGCGCAGGCGCGCGCGCTGAGCGTGGGGACGCCGACGGCGGGCGGTAACACCGTCGGCAAGACCTTCCTCTCGCAGCTCATCGAGCCGCTGCGTCAGTTCTCCGGCATCTACGCGGCCGGCGCGTACGTGCTCACCACGGAGAAGGGCGACGACGTGATCCTGCCGCGCCTCACGAGCTTCGGCGCCGCGGCGCCCGCTCCTGAGGCGACGCAGCTCACCGGTACCGATCCCGCGTTCGCGCAGATCACCCTCAAGGCCTACGGGTACGGCGACTACCGCGGCATCAGCCGCGAGCTGGTCGACGACTCCCTCGTGGACATCGAGGGGCTCGTGTCCCGCCTGATCGGCGAGAACATCGCCGTCCTGTTCGGGCAGAAGCTGGCGACGGGCGCGGGCGGCACCGAGCCGACCGGCATCGCCACCGCGGCCACGGCCGGCGTGACCGGTGCCACGGGCGTCGGCGGTGCGCCGACGTGGGACAACCTGATCGACGTCCAGGAATCGGTTCTCGCGCCCTACCAGGCGAACGCCTCGTGGGTCGCAGCGAACACCGCCGTCGCGGCGGCGCGGAAGCTGAAGGACAACAGCGGCCGTTACTACTGGGAGCCGAACGGTCAGACCGGCGCACCCGCGCAGCTCCTCGGTGCGCCTGTGTACCGCGACCCGTTCCTCTCGCCCCTCGGCGCCGGGTCGAAGTCGATCTTCTACGGCGACTTCTCCCGTTACTGGGTCCGTCTCGTGGGGTCGACCCGCATCGAGCGTTCCGACCAGGCGCTCTTCGGTGCCGACCAGATCGCCTTCCGCGGCAAGCTCCGCGCGGACGGTGCTCTCATGGACGCCTCGGCGGTCAAGTCGTTCGTCGGTGGTGCAGCGTGACCGCCCGCAAGCAGGCCGCTCGTCCCGAGGAGGAGGCGCAGGCGACCCCTGCGGCTCCCGCGGAGGCGGAGACGGCGGATGCCACGGATGCCGCGGCGTCTGTTGCGCCGGAGGCGCCCGTGGCGGCGGCGACCACCGATGCCGAGAAGGACGCCGAGATCGCTCGCCTGCGGGCGGAGGCGGCGGAGTCGCAGCGCAAGCTCGACCTCCTCCTCGCCGGGCAGCCGATCGATCCCGAACCGCAGGTGGTGCTCGAGTCGCTCGAGGGCGACGTGGCCGTGCGGATGCTGATCACGATCAGCGGTTCGCGTGACGGCGAGCCCTGGCCCGCCGCAGGCGGTGTCGTGACGCTGCCCGCGGCGGAGGCCGCGCAGTACATCGCAATCGGGTACGCCGCGCGAGCGGAGTGAACCGAGGCGTCTGAGCCGAGGGGCGCGGCACCTGACCGGGTGCCGCGCCCCTCGGTCGTCGCACAGGAGGGGAGAGGCCGTGGCGAAGAATTGGCCGCTTCGCGCGAACGATTTGCGCAAAGCGCTCGAGTACAGCGTCGGGCAGGACGACGCCGCCGAGCTGGAGATGTACATCAAGGCCGCGTGTGAGCGCGTGGACCGTAAGACCGGCCGCGACGTCGAACCGACCCGGCACGAGGTGAACGGGCACGTCCCGGCACTGTTCGTGCTGGCTGCTCGCCGCACGGCGAAGCTGTGGTGGCAGCAAGACAAGAAGGGGCCGCGGGCGCGCCCTACGGGCGAGGAGCTGGCCCCGAACGAGGGCATCGGCGGTATCGACCTTCCTCGCACCGTGGCCGGCATCCTGGCCGACTACCCGCCGCGGCCGGGGTTCGGCGCATGAGCGAGCTTGTGGTCGTGAGCGCGACCAGCTCGGTGCTCAAGGCCCGCGCGGGGCTCATCGCTGCGGTGCGTGCTGCTCTCGCCGCCGATCGGTCGGTGGACATCGAGGCCGGGTTCTCGGGTGCCCCGGAGAATCCGGATTGGGTCGCGTTCGGCGACGTCGACCAGGCCGTGGACCCGAAGACGATCGGGCCGCGGCGGTCGTATGACGAGATGATCACGCTCGGCATGAACGTGGGGGCGTGGCGGTCGGGGCGCGGCGACGACGTGGTGAATGCCGCGTACGCCCGCTGCGACGAGCTGCTGTCGAAGATCTGGGCGTACATCGCCGACGGCGACAACATCACGCTCGGCGGCGTCGTCGCGTGGTGCTGGCCCGGGTCGGCTTCGTGGGCGGGTGCAGAGGTTGAGGGCGGGTTCCAGGTGGAAGTCGCCGCGGAGTTCGTGTGCACGCACCGAGTGCGGGCCGCGTAGGAAGGGAGACAAGGGTGGCGAAGTTTAAGAACGTCGGGCCGCTGGGCGCGCTCGACATCGACGTGCTCGGGCTGCGCGGGATCGAGGTCGGCGAGGTGTTCGAGGTGCCCGATCACCTCGCGGCGGCATTCGTCGGACAGGTCGAGATCTACGAGGTCGTGGACGTGCCGCAGTCCGTGCACGACGCGTACGCCGCGTCGCTGGCGGAGGAAGCGGACATCAGGGGGGAAACCGTCGCGCCGGCCGGTGAGGGCGACGCGTCGCCCGGACCTGCGCGCACGCGTCAGCGGAAGGCCGATCAGGAAAGCCAGGAGGGTGAGAAGTGACCACGCAACTCGATTTCTCGGTGGGGCTCGGCCTCGAAGCCGCGTTCGCCACCATCACGCCCGCTACACGATTCTTCGAGTCGGAAGCGAAAGCGAAGTGGGACGTCAAGACGGCGATGAGCAAGGGGCTCCGTCCGACGAAGGGCGTCGACCGGACGTCGCGACAGTCCATCTCTCACGTCGAAGGCACGATGGACATCACGGTGGACGCGCCGACGCGTGGCCTCGGGTTCCTCATCAACGCGGTCATGGGTTCCGTCGTCACGACCAACGTCTCGACCGGGCTCACGCAGCAGGTGCACACCCTGTCGACCACGGACCCGGTCCCGACGTACGCGGTTCAGGAAGTGGTGCCGCTGCTCGGGGGAGCGGCGAACAACGCGCATATCTTCCGTGGGTGTGCGTTCGACTCCCTCACGATCGACGCGAAGGAAGGCGAGTACGTTGCGGTGACGGCGTCGGCGCTGTTGTCGCGCATCCTCGTCACGTCCCCGGGTGTGGCGGCGGCGTACCCCTCCGATGACGGCCTGTTCTCCTACGTGCAGGGGCAGATCTTCCTGGGGGACGGTGTGCTGACGGAGCCGACGACGACCGCGCTGGCCTCGCTCGCGGTGACGAGTGCCGTGAACATCGCCGATTTCTCCGTGACGGTGAAGCGCAACCTCGACCAGAAGGGGTTCAACCTCGGCGGTGCGGGTCTTCGCCGACGCGCGCCCGTGCTCGGCAAGCCGCAGATCACCGGGAAGCTGACTGCGGAGTACACCGACAACGTGCTGCGAGACGCCTACCTCGCGCAGACGTCTCTCGCGTGCGTGCTGACATTCACGAACGGCACCGCCGTTCTCCAGGTCGTCCTCCCGGCGATTCGTCTCGGGGGCGAGGTGCCGGCATCGAACGGCGGCGAAACCGTGACGCAGTCGATTCCGTTCACCGCGTTCGACAACGGGACCGCGACACAGCCGATCTGGATCGTCTACCGGTCGGCGGACACCGCACCATGACCCGCGGGGGTGTCACGCCGAACATCGCGCTTGACACCTCCAGTGTCCGTACCCGGTTCGAGCGCATCAAGGAGTTCAGTCCGGCGCTCGCGCGCCGGGTGCGTCGGGACTTTCGTCAGTCCGGCGACGAGATCATCTCGGAGCAGCGGGCCATCCTGGATGGTCCGCTGCCCCGCGGTGTCGCAGTCGTCGGGCAGCGCACGCGCAGGACGTACAACGCGAAGACGAAGCGGATCGTCAAGCGGCGACTCAACGTCTACGGCGACCGCGACGTGAAACGTCCCGGCCGATCCAGGTCCAACGACGAAGACGGCGTGGGGCTGCGCGAGGGCATCAAGAAAAGCCTCCGCACGCGCGTCGTCATCACGGAGAAGCGGACGTCGATCGCAGTGCGGACAACGAACGCGAAGCGCACGGGTGCCACGTTCTGGCAGGCCAAGCGCTTCCGGCATCCGACGTTCGGTCACCGCGACCGGATGCAGTACCAGGCCGGCATGCCCTACTTCTGGGAGCCGGCGTTTCGAGGGGCAGAGGCCGCCGCGGCGCGCGTGGACGCGTCGATCGACGAGGCCCTGGCCGAGATCAGCGATTAGGAGATACACGTGCCCACACTCGTTCTCGACGACGGCCGCGAGGTCGACGTCATCAAGCCCAACGTGCAGGAGAAAATCCTGGCGCAGTCGCAGTACCGGCGTGAGTTCAAGACCTCGCCCGCCGACATGGTCGACGTGATCCAGTCCGTCGATTGGGCGGTCACGATCTCCGTCTTCGCCACCCTGCACCGCAACGGCGTGCCGGAGCGGATGCCGGATCTGCTCGACGACGAACGCATTCGGTACTGGCACGGCCGCATGCGACACGGGGCAGGTGAGATCGCCGATGCGGAGGCGGTCGCCGACGCGAAGGCGGAGGGTGAGCAGAGCCACAACCCTTCCGCGACGGAGGCCGCGGGCGGCGATCCCGCGGCACCAACAGCGCCGCCGTCGACCGACTGAACAAAGCCGAGCCCTATACCGAGGATCAGGTGCGCAAGCGCATCTTCGTCGTGGGCCGGGGGGACATGTGGCCGAGCTACACGCCCGATGTGATCTACGCGATGGATGTCGACCTGTGGGAGCAGTTGGCTCTCGCGGTGGACGCGGAAATCGCTTATCGAGAGCAGAAGCAGCGCGAGCCCGAATCGCGCTCCCGTCGAAGTAGGGGGTAACCATGCCCGGTGCGGCGAAAGATTTCCAGATCAACATCCTCGCCGACGACGCTCAGGCCCGGCAGGTCTTCAAGGGCTTCGAGGCGGTCGCTATCGGCGCCGCTGCGACGATCGCAACGGCCTGGGCGAAGGCGCAGGTTACCGAAGCGTTCGCTGGCGCTGCCGATACAGGGCAGGCGAACGCCCGTCTGGCGGCGTCGCTCGGCGCGACGGCCGACGAATCGGCACGGTGGGGAGCGATCGCGGGTGACGTCTGGTCGAAGGGGTTCGCCGACCGCGCCGACGTGGACGCTGCGATCTCCGCCGTTCGCCGCAACATCGGCAACTTCGCTGACGGCGAAATGACCGATCTCGTCACGAAGGCCACCACCCTCTCCGACGTCATGGAGCAGGACGTCATCAAGACGACGGGCGCCGCGGGCGCTCTGCTCCGAAACGGACTCGCCAAGGATGCCGACCAGGCGTTCGACATCACGGCTGCCGGACTCCAGTCCGTCGCCAACCAGGGCGACGATCTGTTGGACACCTTCATCGAGTACTCCCCGTTCTTCAGGAAACTCGGCCTCGACGGGCAACAGTCACTCGGGCTTCTGAGTCAGGGCATGGCCGCGGGCGCGCGTAACAGCGACTTCCTCGCGGACGCTCTCAAGGAGTTCGTCATTCGCGGGCAGGAACCGGTACGGCGGTCGACGGCGGACACGGCTGCGGCGATGGCTGCGGCACAGCAGGCGGGGGAGAGCCTCGCGCGGGCGCAGCGTGACGAGACGCGCGCGCAAGAGGGCCTGAACGCAGCACGGCAGCAGGCGGTGCGGGATCTCGATGCGCTCGCCGACCGCCTAGCCGGATCACAGTTGTCAGAGCGCGGCGCAGAGCTTGCCGTGCAGCGTGCGCAAGAGCGACTCAAGGCCGTCGGTAGTGGAAACTCCGACACCATCGCCTCGGCGGAAGCTGACTACGCGGCGGCGATAGAACGTCAGCGCTCTCTCGGGAACCGCGTCACTGCCGGTGAGCAGGCGGCTCTCCAGGACGCCGTCGACCGCGCCAAGCGCGACCTCGACGCGGCGCGCAGCGCGCCGACGCCGTCGGGGCTGGACGCAGCGGAGGCGAAGCTGGCCTACGACCAAGCGGTCTTTCAGCTCGAGCAGCAGCGCAAGGAAACCCGAGCGCTCGCCGACGAAAAGGCGAGGGCTGACCAGGCCGGCGTCGAAGGGTCGCAGGGGGTGCAGTCTGCGCAGGACTCCCTCGCGAACGCGCAGAAGTCCGTTACGGAGGCGACCGACGCCGCCGCGAAGGCGAACGCCAACGCGGCCGACGATTCCACTGCGCTCGGCAAGGCGTACCGCCGCCTCGGTATTGACGGCGAGTGGGCCGCAGCCGCTATCGCCTCCGGTGGACCGGACGCGCAGCGGGCGCTCCAGATGGTGCGAGATGGGCTCCTCGGGGTCACCGACCCGGTGGAGCGCAACGCCCTTGCCGTGCAGCTCTTCGGCACCAAGGCGGAGGATCTGCAAGGTGCGCTGTACGCGATGAACCCGAGCACAGCCGTGGACTCTCTGGGGCGGGTGGCGGGAGCCTCGCAGCAGCTCGCGACGACGATCGAGGAGGGGCCGCAAGCGCAGATTGAGGCGCAGCGACGTGCCGTGCAGAACTCGGTGACCGACTTCCTCGAGTGGAGCGGCGTGATGGGCGACGCGGGTATCTGGGTGGCAGCGTTCGGCGGGGACGTCCTGGGCGCTGTGGGCGCCGTCGGAGGCCTCGCGGTGGCGATCGCGACTTTCCGGGCAGCGCAGACGGTGGCGACCGCGGCGACCGTCGCGAACACAGCGGCGACCGTGGCAAATAATGCGGCGTGGTACGCGTCTCCGGTGACGTGGATCATCCTCGCGATCATCGTCGCGATCGGACTGCTGGTCGCGGCGGTGGTGTGGCTGTGGACGAATTGGGATGACGTCACGAAGTGGATGGGCGAGGCCTGGACCAACGTCTCGACCTGGATTGGTGACGGCGTCGACTGGGTTGGCGGCAAGGTGGGCGAGGTGGTCGGGTGGTTCAACTCCCTTCCCCTACAGGCGGGAGTGGGTATCGCCAGCCTCGGGCGCGGTCTGCTCGAGGCTGGTCATGGGATCGCTACAGCGTTCGCGTGGTTGTGGAACAACACGGTCGGCGCGGTCGATATCCAGCTTCCCGGGTTCCTCGGATTCCCCGGGGCGCATCTGTCTGTGCCCGACATCATCGTGCCGGCTCTGGCGTCGGGCGGTGTCGTGCTCGGACCGACACTCGCGCTGATCGGCGAGGCTGGCCCCGAAGCGGTCGTGCCGCTCAGCCGGGCATCCGAGCACGGCTTCGGAGGTGGCGGTGGTGTGACGCACGTCGTGCTCGAGCTGGACCGCAGGGTGCTGTACGAGGCGTTCGTGAAAGAGGAGCGAGGGAGGCGCTGATGCAGGCTGGTCCGAGCGGGTTCGATGAGGCGTTGGCGTCGCGTTCGGCCGACACGTTGACCGTGCATGCTGTCGTGGCGACCCCGGGTGACGATGTGGCGTCGGCGTCCGGGTGGGCCGAGGCTCTTGTGATCGAGCGTCAGATGTCGGGCGAGCTGCCTCCCTCGGCGTCTGATGTCGTCGGGGGAGTTTCGGCCACGCTCCGAGTCGACGGTGACGCGAACGGGGCGGCAGCACCCGTCCCGATGCGCGACGCGGCCTCCTGGCTGACGTCGCAGGTGGACGTGCGTCTGGGATACGGCGGGCTCGAGGTGCCGGTGTTCTCTGGGCGGGTGTCGCGACTGGACGCGGCCGAGGGCGACGGATCGCTGCGTGTCGACGCGCGCGACGCGAGCGAACGGCTCACCGTGCCTGTCCGGCTGCGCCCGTACGGCAGCGTCGGTGTATTCCGGCATCCGACGAACACGGCCGGTGTGATCGTGTCGATTCTGCACGCGAACGGCATCCGGGTGACGCCGGCCCCGCGGTCGACGTCGTGCGAGCTGTCCGTCCCGGGCGTCGGTGGGTGGCTCGCGGACATCGGGTGGACGGTCCCGCGGGGTGCGTCCGTGTCCTCGACGTGGACGGCGGGCCGGTTCGGTCCGGCGGCTGCCGCGAATCCGGACGGCTCGGCGGAGATCATCGTCGGCTACCTCGCCAACCGGCGCGCGTTCGTGGGGAACTCGACGATGTTCGAGGCGTGGGTGCGGGTTGTCGCTGGTCAGGACATTCCGCAGGTGCTCCGCTTGGCGAGCTACGTCGGGGAGGCTGTCACTCTTGACGTCACCGCGGGGGCTGCGGCTGTGGTGTGGCGGCGCGACTTGGGCACTTCGAGCACGCTGATCAGCGCCCCCGTATCGGCTGGTTGGCACCACCTCTGTGTGGAGGTGGGGCCGATCGCGTACGCGAAGCTGTGGATTGACGGCGTCGAGGCCGCGTCTTCGACGAGTCCCTGGCCGGGTGGTGCGACGACGTCTGACGTCGACACGTTGCGGTGGTCGCCTGGCGTGCAGGCTGTCGCTGTCTACTGGCGTGAGGGGCAAGTCAACACCCCTGCGCAGCCGACCTCGGCCGTGGTCGGGTTCGTGTCGGAAGCGGACGTGTCCCTCGGCGCCCTCGATCTTGTGAGCATCCCGGATGTCGATGGGCGGGAGTCGTGGGCGGTGGCGCAGGAGATCGCGCAGGCCGAACTCGGCATGGTCGGGTTCAGTGAGGCCGGCCGGTTCTTCTTCCGCTCACGCGCGGACCTCGCCGCAGTCACCGTGCCTGTCGCGACGTGGGGCGTGGATCTCGTCGATGACGTACGTCCCACCGTCTCCGCCGACGCTCTGATCACGCGGGTTACCGCGAAGGTTCGTAGCGTCACCGGCACACCGTGGGCTCCGGGACCGGACAACGATAAGCCGTCCGTTGTGGCCGACGCGCCGGACTCGGGCATTTCTATCCCGGTCGGGACTTCCTCTGTGCTGGTGACCTCGTCGACTCCGCTCGTCGTCGATACGCAGGCGATGTCGGTCATTACGACCGCGGCGGGGGCGTGGCAGGCGCCCGCCGCGGTGGTGCTCTGCTACTCCGCATCCGGCGCGACGCGGTACACCGGGGGGCAGGTTCGGGCGTGGCTGTCGCCGGTCAGCATGACGTCCTGGCGGGTGACGTTCGTGAACAGCAGCGGGTTCGTCCTGTACGCGGCGTGGCCTTCGGAGTGGGTGACGGACAACACCCCGTTCGGGATGAAGGCCGGAGATCCCGGGCTATGGATCAACGGCACGGCGTTTGAGTCGGGAAAGGCCGTCGAGTTGGTCGTCGATCGCTCGAACACGGCGGGTGTGACCGCATGGGGCACGCGCACGCACGAGCTTGCACAGAGCCCGTGGCGGCAAGATGCCGCCCGGGTGGCGACATTCGTGGACGGGCTGCTCGCTGACACGTCCAAGCCGCGCGCGCAGGTATCGGACATCACCGTGCCGGCCGATCCGCGGTGGCAGATCGGCGACCCGGTGCGGGTGAGTGACTGGCGAGGCAAGCTCCCGGGGTTCGTCGCCCGGATCACATCCGTGAGGTTGACGGTATCCCGTGACGTTGAGAACGGGATCGTCGGGACGTACGGGCTCCGGCAGATCCCCGGGACGCTGCCTCGCGTCACCGCGCAACCCGCGGACGCCTCGGTGTTCGCAGGCGACGACGCGACGTTCGCTGTCGCTGCGAGCGATGTGAGCAGCTACCAGTGGCAGCAGCAGCCGCGGCCCGGCGCGACGTGGACGCCGATCCCCGGTGCGACCGGAGCCAGCTACACCCGGACGGGGGTAGCGCTGTCGGACAACGGCAGCCGCTACCGGTGCAACGTCATCGGCCCGACAGGTGACGACTGGACGCGCGCAGCGCGCCTGACCGTCTCATAAAGCAAGAGGGAGAGATCATGCCCGTGATTCAGTTCCGATTCGCCGATCCGACACCGGACGGCGACGACGCACCCGCAGGGGAGAGAGTGCGCTGTGCGCTGCTCGAGCCCGAAGCGGTGACCGGCGTCTACCGTTCCGTCGCCGAGTTTCAGGTGCCGCTCGTGGCCGGCGCGGCGGATGCCACGCTGTCGGCCGGCGCGTGGTACATCGCGGTCGACGGGGTCGAGGGGATCTCCGAACGGTGGGTGCTCGTGCCCTCCGGTGCGGGACCGGTGCTGTTCACCGCGCTTCCCGACGTCGACCTCTCGACCGTGCCCGTGCAGCCCGTGCAGGTGCCGCGGTGGTCGGCGCTGGATGGGCGGCTGAGCGTGCTCGAGCAGGCCGGCGCAGAAGTGTCTCTCGAGACGGACCCGGCCGTGCCCGGGTCGGTCGTGCTCGTCGTGGCACCCCGGGCGACGCCGGCCGCGCCCGTCGTCGTTCAGCAGCCGGCGAGCCTCACGAGGGTAGCTGGTGCCGTCGCCGTGTTCACCGCTTCCGCGAGCGGGACGCCCGCACCGACGGTGCAGTGGCAAATCAACGGAGGAGCGTGGGCGGACATCGCGGGTGCGACGAGCGCCAGCTACACCATCCCCTCTGTCGCGGTCGCTGACGACGGCAAGCAGTACCGTGCGATCTTCACGAACGCATCAGGTTCGGTGGCGACACAAGCCGCGACGCTGACGGTCACCGCGAGTGGGGGCGGTGGGGGGTCGGCGCCCGTCGTGACGACGCAGCCGCAGTCACAGACGGTCGCCTCCGGAGCATCGCTGACGCTGACCGCGGCGGCGACCGGCGCGACCTCTATGCAGTGGTACACCAGCCTGGATAACGGGGCCACGTGGAAGACGATCGCGGGCGCGACGGACACGACGTACGCGGGGACCGTGTTCGCGGGAGGACCGTCGCCGCGGTTCCGCGCGACGTTCACCAACACGTCCGGCTCGGTAACGACGGACGCGGCGATCATCACGGTGACGGGGGACTGACATGACGGACCAGCGTGTGCACATCCCGGTCCTCGACGCCAACGGCAAGCTCGACCCCGGCGTACTCCCGGCCCAGGCGACGGGCGGGGGTGCGCAGTGCGTCACCTGGGCTTTCGCGGGCGATCTCGCGGTGCGCTCGGGCGTGCTGCTGTGGGAGTCCCCGCCCGCACCGATCAAGGTCACTCGGCTGGGGATCACCGTCGGCACCCTCGGCGGCGCATCCGGGCAGGTGGTCGCCGCGCTCTCCGTCAACACGGCGTCATACGCAACGGTCGGGCTGGATCGGTCGACGCGCCGCGCGGGAGTCTCGGTGACCGGCCCGACGATCACCGCGGGCGCGCTGCTCACCGTCGATATCACGGCAGTGACGACGGGTGGCGTGCCGGCCGACGCGGTCGTACAGGTTTGGTGGGAGTACGTGTGATCGTCCAGCCGCCGACAGCACCCGTCCGCGTGCCCGTGGCCTCGTCGGTGATCCCGGTCCAGTTCGCTGAGCCCTCCGCGAACCTCGCCGCCCAGCGGGCTGCATGGGAGGTGGAGTACGCGCGCATCCCCGCGGTGATCCGTGCCGAGATGGAGCAGTGGTATCTCTACGGCGGCGTGCGGCTTACGCGGCTGACGTACCGGTTCGGGTCAGCGACCTGGTTGGCGGACGGCCCGGGCGCGTGGATCGGGTGGGCATCGAACTACGCCGGGCTGTACGATTCCGCGACGGTCGGAGGTGCCGACGCGATCTTCCATAACCACAAGATCGCGTGTGCGACGAACTATCGCGACGGTGCGTCTGCGATCGTCCATGAGTTCGGGCACCACATCGACGCGGTGCTGACGTACCTCCGTGGTACGCCGTGGGGTCCACTCTCAGCGCTGAACTACGGCACGCCGTTCGCCGAAACGTGGGCCGCGCGGCATGCGCAGATCCCCTCGGCTTACTACGGTGCGACGAACATCCGTGAGTGGATGGCCGAGCAATGGCGGTGCATAATCCAGGGCGATCCGGCTACCTTCAAGCAATTGATGGGCGGCGACGCGCCCACCGCTACGGCGATCTACGCCCACTGGGTGACCCTCTTCCCGTCCCTCGCTGGACGTCTCGCTCTCTGACGAAAGCTCCCCCTCCCGGCCCCCTTCACACGGCGGCTGGGAGGGGGAGCTTTCGTCTTTACCGGGGGCAAAGGTGCGCCGAGGCCTCGGCGAACACGGCCGCCAGGCGCTCGTCGGTCGCTGCGCCGTAGCCGCGCGCTCGCTCCACCATCTCGGACCGCGGGATGTCGGGGAAGTCGGCGTACAGATCGCAAGCCTGGTGACCTGTCTCGAGCATGTGCGACTCGACGTCGGCTGACCACGGAACGTTCACGATGTCGCGGACCGCCACGAGGTAGTCGTACTCGGCCGGAGAGTATTGGGCGGCGGAGGAAATCGGCTCGCTCCTGTTGGCGAGTGACACGACGATGACGATCGTGAGGATGAGCATCGCGCCCACCCCCAGCGCGGAGGCGAGAATCGCGTGAGGGCTCATGCGGCGCCGCGCCAGGGGGGCGCGAGGAGACGGCGTCGCGCGTCGGTCGTTGGTCCAGGCCTCGCCGTTCCAGTGGCGCTGCAAGCCCTGGCGCTCGGGGTCGGGATACCAGCCTGCGGGTGCGCTCATTTTCGGCCTGTCCTCCTCTGTGTGCGCGCCGGAGCGTAGCGCGACGGTGAGGACGGTGGGTGAACAGGCGTCGAGCGGGCAACGCGGAACGCGTCGCGCAGGCATCCCCGACGCGTCGCGTGACACCGGCGCGGCGCGACCCGTCGTGCTGACCGGCGGGCGCGACGCGTTATGGGCGTCAGCCGTAGCGCGTGGCCGCCCGCGACGGCTGGGCAGGTGATCTCAGCTCGGATGTTCGTCAGCGGCGCTCGACCAGATCCAGCACCGGTATTCGGTTTCCTCGATCTGGAAGACGATGCCGACCGCGTCCGGGGTCCACCGTGCGGCGAGGGCTTCGACGCGCACTGGAACGCTGCCGAACCGTACCCAAGCCCTGACCTTGCGCCGCGGCTTCGGATCGATCGTCAACGGCACTTCGTCAAGTCGCAGCTCGACATCGGTCAGGGTCTGGGGCGGGGCGCCGCGCGCGATGGTGACGAGCGCGCGGTCGTTCATGCGCCGGTCGACGGCGTCGGCGTAGCGTCTGTTCGTTCCCAC